ATCCGCTGGCCGTTGACGCTTGCTTTCCTATTGCTTCGGCAAGGGCAGTAACCGAAATGCCTTTTTCAGAGCACAACTTTAATACCCTTTCGTAAAATACAGTATCCTTCATTATCTCACCTCTAAAAAACAATTTTACGAAATTAAACACAAGTATCCTATTGACAACGCAAGTATAATGAAGTATAATGAAGTCAATCCGATAGGGAATAGCAAAGCAGACCCCTTGATAATTCCCTTTTTCGGAAAAAATCAGGAGCTTGTGTTTAGTTTGGTCGCACTCACTATTATACAAGCAAACCGAAGTAAAGTCAAGTGAAAGGAGGTTAAATAATGGAAAAATACCTGTCCTGTGAACAGGTCGCCGAGAAATACGGCGTCAAAGTGATCACTGTCTGGGCGTGGATTCGTGAAAAGAAACTGCCGGCGATTAGGATCGGTAAAGGATACCGAATCACGCCCGAAGACTTGGCAGAATTCGAAGCGGCCAGAAAAACGAAATAAGGAGGATCGAGAATGGCACAAATACCAGATCATCAACTGGAAAATCTGGCCCTTCCTTTGATCGAAGCGGTGTCCGAATATTTCAAGAATCCGGAGGTCAGAAAAGAATTCGAAAAATGGGAGCGCAAGCGCGCAAACAAGAAAGGAGTGAAGCCATGTCAGACTTTGGACAATGCGGCCGTTGTGGGCGCACATTAAAAAACCCTGATTATATCGCGATCGGATTCGGCAAGATATGCGCCGCGAAAATGGGTATCGCAATTCCTTCAAAAAAAGCAGTCAAGAAGGACAAGCCGGATCAGGAGCAATCCCTGAAAGGAAGGCGGCAGTCATGAGAATCAAGCGGAAGCACTTCCGAACCCTTTCCGGCGCAATCGCCTTCGTCATGTTCTTCCTGATTATTGGTACTGTTGGCGCTATGGAATGCGACACTGTTCCGCTTACGGAAGGCATGATCCGGGCTTTCGTATTCATGGCCCTGTGGGTGTTATTTACTTACCTTGCCGGAGGATTCGAAGAATACACGGAAAGGAGGTCAAGCCATGAAATACAAGCCGAAGACGCTTTCACCGGTCCAGGTCGCCCAGGTCGTCAAGGCCCTCATTCTTCTGGGTGAAGAACATATCACAGTTGAAGCAATAGAAAAGGACCGTTACGCAATCACCACAAAGCGCAACGATCCCAAAGAAAAAAATTAAACCAATCAAATTTTATCAGGAAAAAGGAGGAAATTCAAGTGTTAAATCTTTATGATACCGAAGCCGTAAAGGCTTTCATCTTCAATATTCTGGTTGAAAACCAGGAACTAAAACAAAAGGCCGCAGACGCACAGTCCACTTCCGATATGTGGTTCAAAGATTATCAGACCCAGCGCGAACGCGCAGACAAAGCCGAAGCGCGCGTCGCTGAACTTGAAAAGCTGGCCGCTGAACGTGAATCCGTCCTGTCTGACAAGGAAGGGGGCGCTGAACTGTGATTATTACAAACAACCTGAACCTTCCTTCCCCTTTCGTCAGCATGGCACAGCGCGACTATATCTATGAACCGAACGAATACCGCGTCACTTCCCTTCTGAAAGGCGTCAGAGAAACGATCCTGGAACGCCGCCATGACAAAGAGATCGAACGCGACGTTTCAGACATGGTCTGGCTTTTATTCGGAACCGCCGTCCACGGGATTCTTGAAAAGCACCAGGAAGATGGGAACGAATTGAAGGAAGAACGAATCAAAGTCCCATTTGCCGGATACGTCCTTTCAGGCCAGTTTGACCTTTACAACGACGACACAAAGATCGTCACCGACTATAAGACAGCTTCCGTCTGGAAGATAATCTTCGGTGACTTCGAAGACTGGCGCCGCCAGACATTGATCTATTGTTACATGCTTCGCCAGTTCGGCTTCGACGCCCAGGGCGGCGAGATCGTCGCCTTCCTGAAAGACCACAGCAAACGCGACGCGAAGATCAAAGCTGATTATCCACAGTTTCCGGTCCAGACTGTTAAATTCAAGTTCACGGAAGCGGACTTCGTTGAATGTGAAGAATGGCTGACAGCACGATTCGCAGAGATCGCAGAAGCAGAAAAGCTGGCCGACGAAGACCTTCCGATCTGCACACCGGAAGAACGATTCAACAGCGGCGACAAGTTCGCGGTCATGAAGAAAGGCCGCAAGACCGCCCTTCGTGTCCTGGACAGCATGGAAGAAGCTGAAAAGTGGAAAGCGGAAAACGGTGGCGACGAAATCCAGGTTCGCCCTGGCGAAGACAAGAAATGCGCTGACTATTGTTCAGCTTGTGAATTCTGCAATTATTACCTTGAAAGGAGGACGACGGCAAATGGCGGAAACGAAGCAGTATGAAATCCCGTTACTTACGGCCCAGGACGTTGAATGCCGCGTCCAGAGCGTCAGCAAGAACAAGGCCGGCCGCGTCGGCGCTGTCCTTCTGATCTACAAAGACGCCCGCGTCGATATGCGTATTCTTGACCAGGTCTTCGGCCCTGGCAACTGGCAAAGGACCCACGAAGTGATCAACGGGAATCTATTCTGCAATATTGACGTCTGGGACAGCGAGAAGAAAACCTGGGTCAGAAAACAAGACGTCGGCGTCGAGAGCAACACCGAGAAGGAAAAAGGACAGGCTTCGGACGCTTTCAAGCGTGCCGGATTCAATGTCGGGATCGGCCGCGAGTTATACACCAGCCCCTTCATTTATGTCGAACTGGCCGATTCTGAATATTACAGCGAAAAGCAAGGGGCAAAAGATATTTTCAGGTGTTACCCGAACACCAGGTTCACAGTATCGCATATCGCATACAACGACAGGCGTGAAATATCAGAACTTGTAATTGTGGATCGAAACGGAAATGTCAGATTCGATATGAACGGCAAGGCAGAAGCGCCAAAATCGACCACAGGGGCGCGAAACGGGTCCGGCAATACAAACACCCAGGCGTCAGGTCAAGCGACGCACACAGCCCATCAGAGCGCGTCCAGCGGCGGCGCTGTATGCCCTGAATGCGGCGGACCTATATCGGCGGCAGAACAAAGCTATTCCATGAAGAAATATGGGCGTGAACTGTGTCGTTCGTGCCAGAAAAAGGCGTGAGGGGGTGAAAACGAATGCCGAACAGGATTATAAAAGAATCCATTTGCACGTCCGAAGAACTGGCGAACATATCGCCGGAAGCGGAAGTCCTGTTTTATCGGCTGATAGTGAAAGCAGACGACTTCGGCCTGTTTCATGGCAACCCGAAGATCATAATCGGAAGCTGTTTCCCTCTGTCTTGTCCGAAAGAATCGAAGGTACAGGCATGGCTTGAAGAATTATGCCGGGTCGGCTTAATCGCTACATATACCGGCGACGACGGGAAGAAATACCTGAAACTTCTATCATGGGACAAGCACCAACAACGGAGAGCGGCAAAAAGCAAATTCCCGCTTCCGACTTCATTTGATAGCACTTGCTATCAATCGGTTTCACATGACAGTGAAATCACTTGCAATCATGTGTCAGCAAATGTCCCCGTAAACGAGAACGTAAACGAGAACGTAAACGAGGAACGTAAAACGAGAACGAGCGCAAACGGCGCACAGGCGGCAGACGGTTTTAATCGTTTCTGGGAAGTATATCCGAAGCGTGTCGGAAAAAAGGACGCGATCAAAGCCTGGGGGCAGATAAAGCCTGACGAAGCAACGGTCCAGGCTATTATCGAAGGCGTTGAACGCTGGAAAGCTTCCGAGCAATGGACCAAAGACGGCGGACAGTTCATTCCATATCCGGCCACATTCCTTCGCGGCGAACGCTGGAATGATGAATGTCAGCCGGCGATCGTCAAGAAGGCCCCTGCCGAAAAGAACTACGACGACGACGAAGACTTCTTGAAGGGGTGATCATGTGGAATCGTTAGGAAAAGCCATATTTGACAGCCTGGCGGCACAGAGCCGGAACAACTACGAAGAAGGTGACTACACCGACAGCGAAGGCTTCCTTTGTTGTGGTAAGTGCCACACCAGGAAGGAATTCGAAATCACCCTTCCGGAAGGCTTCGGCCAGGAACGCGTCAAACGCTTCGGCGTCGCTTGCCAGTGCAAGAAGGAAAAAATGGAAAATGAAAAGGCCGCAAGGGAACGCGAGGAATTCAACCGGCGAATGATCATGTTACAGAAAGACGGGATAACCGATCCGGCATATTTGAGATACACCTTCGACAATGACGACATGAGAAATCCGGAAGTGTCGCAAGTCTGCCGGAAGTACGTCGAAAACTGGGACGACATGATGAAGGATAATATCGGAATCCTGTTTTATGGTGGCGTAGGAACCGGAAAATCGTTCCTGGCTTGTTGCATAGCGAACGCACTTCTTGAAAAGTTGGTAACGGTCAGCGTGACGAACTTCCCCCGAATCCTGAACAGGCTTCAAGGATTCGACGAAGAACGCCAGGCGTTCATTGACAAATTACAGCGCTACAAATTGCTGGTCATTGACGACCTGGGTGTCGAGCGTGACACATCCTATTCCGTGGAGCAAGTCTTCAACGTGGTCGACACCAGATCACGGTCAGGAATGCCGCTGATTGTCACGACGAACCTGTCTATGGAAGACTTGAAGAATCCGCCTTCCCTTGCACATTCACGAATTTATGATCGCGTCCTGGAAATGTGTCCGATCAGGCTGAAACTGGTCGGCGAATCCAGGCGCACAAGGAACGCAATAGACCGCAGAGATAAGGCCAGAAAACTTCTGGGCCTGGAATGAAAGGAAGTGAAGACTTGCGCTGTAAATTCACAGTTCCGGGCCTATTGCCCGGCCTGAATGAGTACATAGACGCAGAACGCGGCAAGAAGGGCAAATATAAAGCGGCGTCTATGAAGAAACAAGCCGAACACGTTATCGGCTACATGATAAAAACACAGCTTCGCGGCGTCAAGTTCAAGGGTCCGGTCGTTATCCATTACACATGGGTCGAACCGAACCGCAGACGTGACAAAGACAATATCGCATTCGCGAAGAAGATCGTCCAGGACAGCCTTGTTCACATGGGAGTTCTTGAAAATGACGGCTGGAAGCATATCGAATATTTCACCGATTCCTTCGCCGTGGACCCTAAAAACCCACGCGTCGAAGTCGTAATCGAAGACTATGAAGGAGGAAAACAAAATGGCAGTAAAAACAAAGATTAAGGACCTGGCTATCGGATCAGAGTTTAACGCGGGGCCGGCTACGCTCCGGATTTTAGATCATTTAACCGACGGGACGACACTTGTTATCACGACCGAATCAATCGGCGACAGACCTTTCAACGTGTTCCCGTTCTTATATGAGCGCCCGGAAGGATTCAATCTGAACGACTGGCGCACAAGCACCATTCGAAAAGACCTGAACGAAAACTTCCTGTCAGCATTGAAGGCCGCCGGCAAGATCGACACAAACAGGATCGTAACCACGGAATGGGACCTTTCGGATCACCAGGGCGGCGCCGGTTATGGGACAAGCCAGGATAAGATCGGCCTTCTGTCCCAGAAGCAATTTGAAAAGTATGCCGAACAGGACCTTCTTGAACTTGACGACTGGTGGTGGCTGATAACCCCGAACGCCGGCAATTCGTACCGCGCGCGGGGTATCAACACGGACGGCGCGCTCTACGGCAACAGCGCGTACCTTGGCTACCTTGGCGTTCGCCCGGCTTTCCGTCTGGAATCTGGAATCGAAATCGTCCTGGAAGAAGACGAAGTCAATCTTTCCGATTCGGCACTTCTTGAAGGCTTCACAACCAGACAGCTTGTCGAAGAACTGTTCAGACGTGCGG